CTTAAAGCTTCCTGTATGACTGGGGATACGATTTGAACAATCGCGTCCTTCACAGACGGGTCAACATTTGCTAAGAGCTGATTCTGGGCAACCGATTCTTCAGCCGTTTTCTTATTCCTAGCCTCAGTCTCCTTAGTCGTGCGTTCGATTTCCGCTAACTTTTGAGACCTTCTTGTGAACTCTGGATAGAAATTCTCTTTCCACTCTTTTGAGAGGGTAGCCGAATCTACCTTTCTACCATCAGGTAACTCGAAGAGTTCCTTCTCTGGCGTTTCACTTTCTGTTGTTTCCGACTGTTCCGCGACGGGTTGCTCGACTTGAGCTCCTTCTTGGGCTTGGTCTGTTGTTTCTTCGTTCATAATTTATGACTGCTTTCGCTTAGTCAATACTAATTTTATCACCTTCAATGTCGTGACGTCAATAGTGTTTTAAAACCCACCCATCTGGGGTTGCATCTGAGGTTGCATCTGCTCAGACTGTCCACCCATGTGGGCACCCAGCTCACCTTGAATATGTGTAGCAAAGATTTGCTTTACCTCTTCCGGTAGGGTTCTGAACATATCTGTCTTTGTAAAGTCTATGTGTGCCTGAGTATGGGTGATGTCAGCTCCCTCGGTTGGAGGTAGTGGCTGACCTTGTGCCATAGTCATGTTTTCTTTATCTGCCATACCCGCCATATCCGGTCCTTGTGGCTGTTGCTGTCCACCCTGTCCTTCAGCGTGTCCTGCGATTGCTAAATCCATCTGACCTTGTTCAAGTCTCTGGTCTCTCGCCTTCTGCGAAAGCTCCTCAACATTAGGAAACTCGAACTGTCTTAAAACTTCCTCCGCAGGAAGGACTCCCATCTCGGCTAGTTTCATCATTGTCTCTCTTTTTGCCTCAAGTGTGTGGCCAAGCCAAGAGCCTATCTTTACAATAACCTCGTTGTCTTCCGTAATTATTGTCGCCCCCTCTGGTCGTTGCTTCGCTCCCTGCCCTATTACTTTCATATATTCCTGACCTTCTTCGGGTTCGGCAAGTTTTATGATTCTTGAGACTTGGTATTTTTTAGCGATAATATCGAGCATTCTTTCAAAGATTACTGATAGGAACGACTCTAGGGACTGCGTAAGTCCTGTTAGATTGTTCGCATCCGCAGCCTGAATAGCCTCTAAAGTGTCGCCTGAACGGGCGCCTGTGGGCATTCTTCCAAGGGCAGCGTCGTGAGCACCGAGGGTATCTTCGATGTAATTGTTAAGTTCGTTTGTGACAGAGTCATATCCAGAGGGCATTGGGTTCATAACCATTTGTTGGAAGGTGCGACCTTTATTGATTTCGAGGACTTCTCCCATTTCGTTTGTAACCATCCCCGCTCCGTGACCCTTTTCAGCAATCAGACGGAATACAAGGGCTTGGTTCATATACATTATCTTTTGTGAAACCGACCTGTCTATAGCCTTGTTCAAAGGAATAGCATCTGTAACCCACGCTCTTTGATAGACTTTCAGGGGGTTCATAGATATCTGGTAAAAATAGATTGGAAATTCCTTATCTGGTGAGTCTTCTTCGAGTAGAACTTGGTCTCCAGCATAGGTGAAAACCTTGATGTGACCTTTTTTCCCGTTCTTTTCATCATCCCAAAGGTGGAACTCTTTTACCGTTACTGTAGGAATAGCCTTATCTTCGTTCGAGCCCATCTCCTTTGTTAGGATTTTGGCTTTGAGTCTAGATGTCGCCATTTCTTCATCAGGCTTGACTTCTTTTCTGGTTTTCTCGTCATATCTTTTGTCTGCTTTAACCTCGTCTACCGACCTTACAGGAGTTTTGGCGACAAATCTTCCTACAAGTCTTCCTGCGTAGAGTCGGGCTCTTTTATCAAAGTAAACATCAAACGGGTCGTGCTGTCTTACTCGGAGTTCTCCTACCCCGCCTTCGGCTTCTGGGTCCCAATCGACCTCAACAATTCCTACGGAGTTGGAAAGCCCTGTATCTACGACTCCTGAAACCATTTGTTCCAAATGCAGTTTTCTATATAAAAAGTCCATTGTTTTACCGAGTCTTCTGGCGTTGGAAATTGTGTCTGCGTCGATGTCGCCCGGGATTACCTCGGCTTTAGGCTGGGTTCTTGTAACGTAGTTTTGAATTGCTCTTTTAGTAGAGCGGATTTTATTTATAACCATTCTGACTTCCCCGCGTCTTTTCGGGGGATTGGCTTCGAGTGAACCTGTGACTGTATTAACAGCCATATAGTGCTGTCCGTTTTCAAACTGGTAATTCTGATACCACTCTAAATCATAGGGTTCGCGGGATTTTTTGACATCGTTTAAAAGGGATTCGCAATAAGCAATCTTTTCTTTATCATCTAATTTGTCCCAAGGGCGGTTTTCGACAGTTATCATTTTTCTTTAGCCTTTATAACTCGTTCTATTCCCGCCTCTTCCATGCTTACATAAGGGTCTTCCTCTTCTTTAGGCGAGTCCTCAAAAGGCTCGTCAAAGTCCTCGAAATCGTTTAGGTTCATTTGCAGGAACTTTCTTTCCTTCCTATTTTGTATGTCCGAGTAAACTAGATAGCCAAGTTGTAAGACGATTGTCGCAAATAGAAATATATCCATATATTGTTATTATACTTAAAATTCGTCACCAAGGAAAGGGTCTGTGAATCTGTCAAGGTTCAGACTCTGTTTATTTAAAATATCCTGTAGGTGACTTCCTGACTCCTTATAAGGTTGGTCGGGGGTCTCAGCCGAATAGGCTATATCCTCAACATCTGTGAGGGCGTCAATCATATCGTCTCTCTTACTTCGTGGGAAATGAATGATTTGCTCCTCTAAATCGAACATATCTCTTTTAATAAATACTTTCCCTCTTTCAAATCTGGGCTGTAGGACCGAACGGATGCGGATTTCCTTTCTAACCTGCGGTCTAGACGTGATTTCCATTAACGGTAGGTAGATTTTCCTTCTATCTTCTTCGTCGTGGATAGGGAGCATTATCCCCTGCGCCTGTCCTATCACTTCGAGAGTCATTGTGATAGGTTTCCACTGAGCGTGAACCGCAAAAAGCTGTTCTATAAGCTCAAAAGTAGTCCACTGACCGCTTCTTACCTCTAAAACCCACCAATTATTGTCTGTGTCGACTCCCACAACCACGATTGAGGACTCGTCTGCTGTCTCTGCCTGACTTACAGCGGGGTCGCAGACAGCAAAAACGTTTAAATTAGCGGGAAGCTTGGCGTCTCCCTCTCCCCAGTACTTTATTTGGCTCTTTTTGATGAGGGCGGAAGCTTCGTCGACAGGATTATTCAAATAAAAGCTTGAAAATATGTAGGAACCTTGGAGTCCCTTGAGTTCTGTGAGTTTTTCCTCGCTTAAAAGCTCTGGAAAGTACAAACTCCCGTCATCTTTGTAGGCTCCACGGATATAAACGTCTATTTCTTCCCCGAATTTCTCCTGAATCCACGAATAAAGCTCGTAATAGCTCCAGCGAGTACCAATTATAAGCATTTCCCCATCATAATCTAGTAAAGAAAAGGCTTTTTTCCACCAATCTATCACCTTATCTGCTTGAAATCTGGTAGAGGAGTTCTCGTTATTGACTAAGTCGTCGCAGATAATCCTTGAATAGTGCTGAGAAACCAGATTCCCACCTACTCCCACGGCTGTTATATTAGCCTCTTTGCTTCCAAGTCCTTTTCCTATGACATCTATTTCATCTTCATTCCACCTTGATTTGGGGTCGTAGAACTCTCCGTAAAGTTTCTTTAAAAGGTCGTTTCGTCTGAATTGGTCTTTTACTTCTCCTAGGAATTTCTGGGCATTTCCAAGCGTAGCGTTAGCAATAAGTATTCTTTCATTTCGATTTTGACAAATTGCTTGGATTGAACGCCCCACAGTAAAGAACGTAGATTTAAAAGTCGAACGGGGAACAAGAACCATCTTGATTCGTTTAGTGGAATTTCTGTACCACCTCGCCCACTCACCGTGAACGTGGTCAACTAAAAGCCCCTGTCTTCTTACGTCCGTTTCAAGAATGTATTTGTTGAAGAAAAGCAGGTCTTTTAGTCCCTTGTCCTTTTTCTTTATTAGAAGGCTTCTATACAGTTCCTCTTTCGAGCTGGTCATGTTCCTCCATTATCTTTTCTAGTGCGGGTCTGGTCGTGCCAGGTTTAAAGATTCCCCTTGCGGAAGCCATAGCAACGAGTTTTCTCCAAGGGATTTCGGAATACTTAGTGTCTGAGATTTCCACTTCTTTGTCGTAAGCAGGCGTGTGTTCTACTAGGGGAGCGTGTTGCCTATTGATTGCGTGGTCTGCCACATTGTCTGGGAGATTTCTCGACTCTTTGGGCTTAAAAATATACGTCTGTCCGCCGTAGCGGAACTCCACATTAAAGTTCGTGGGATTGAATATTATCATCTGCACCCCCTATCTCTACAACCTTAAATAAATCTTTCTTTGTCTTCTTATTATAAACGATAATCGGTAGGGATTTCAGAAAAGAATACATCTCCCTATTAAACTGCCTTACGTTTACTCTTAACATTTTCAACCGCCTTATAAGTTACTGATAGAAGTCCGAATCTTTTACACTTTTCATTTTTACAAAATACAAATGAGGGGGGATAAGCCTCGTCGCCCCCGTTAAATACAGGTACTTCTAGTAACTCTTTTTCACACTCAATGCAAAGTAATTTCATGGGATAATTATGTCACGACATCGAGATTTATTCAAGTTGTTCTTGGAGTTCCCTGATGTGCTTATCCAGCTCTTCCTCAGTCATGTCTACATTTAACGACATTGTGGTCTTCCTCTCGGCTGCGTAGACACCGCCTATTTTGTTGATTTCTTGGATGTATTTTAGGCGGGCGTCGTAATTTACGGAACCATCCTTTTCCGTAGCATCTAGCCCCTCAATCAACTTGTCTTCCGTGATAGAATCCGCCCCCAAAATCTTCTTCTCAATAAGCGAGGAGACTAGGGCTTCACGAAAATTCGGAGAGCGCATGTTATGTACCACGACCTGCGTAGCTGAGGCTCGGTTTTTCGTGTTATAGAATTTCTCCACAGATTCAACTATGTTCATCTTCTTGCCTTTACTGACTTTACTCGCAACGTCTTTAACAACAAGGTCTTGCTTGTAGGTCAGTCCAAACGGGTTTAGTTTAGTTCTTTTAGTCACATTCCTTATCCCGCGCAAGTTAGCCCAGGAAAAGGAATCTAACCAATAAAACTCAAACCCTCGTCTAGTGAGAC